GCCACGAAGCGCTGCGGATTCACGGAGACATTGGGCCTGTCGCGGCCCGCCGCTTTTGCCGCAAAGTCCACGGTATCTGCCGCTGCTCGGGTGACATTGCTGGCCTTGGTGAGCGCCGCGCCCTGGACCTCATAGTGCCAGTCAGCATCCTCACCACCACGTGGCAAGGCTGCGGCTGCCGATGCCGCAGGCTGCCGCCGGCCGCGAGCTACCCGCTGCATCCGGCCAGCTTTGGGCACCGGAGCCCTGATGCTGGGCGTGTTGCTGAGGATGGTCAGCTTGGGCTTGACAAAACTCGCAAACACAGAGACCTGTGCAGTCGTGGAAGCAGCCGTGCCACCCTCCGCCGATAGCTGATTGTACACAGAGACCTCCATAGTGGCTGCAACGTCGTTGGAGCCCTCTTGGATGTCGAGCCGCGAAAACGGGTGTTGGTATGGGACCATGAACACAATCTCGGAGCTCGTGCCGGCAGCCATCAGCACATGGTTGTTCATGCGCTGTGAAACGGCGCTCGAACGAATGTGGAGGGCCACCTCTGCGGGGCGCGCAACTGGCACTGAGTAGGCTATCAGGCGACCGGCCTGTAGGCTCTGGGACTGCAAGACAAAGCGAAACCTGATGGCGTCCCAGGTGCCGTACCGGAAGACCCCAGCAGGCGCGCGAAGGGCGCCCTTGATTATGTCTTGAGGCAAAGAGAGGGAGAGGAGTGACGTACCGGGCGTCTGGGATATGTCCCAGTCAAAGTCGCCGATCCACTGTTCACGCTCCATCAAGCCCTCGTTGGAGAGCGCCGGCTCATCACCTGTCGCGGCTGCAGAGTGAGCCGGTGCGGGGGTGCCTGCAAAGGCCTCGCCCACAAATTCAACGCCGCCGACGTGGGCCTGCGGCTCGGGGACGCCCCACTCCATGGGAGCGGCAAAGGACAGCCTCGGGATCTCACGCGGTTGCGCAAGCTGATAGTCGTCGCCCATCCCAGCCAGCAAGACACCGGTGTTGTCGTTCGGGCCCGTAGCGGATGCGTCCGCCCGCACAATGAACCTGCCGAAGCTATAAAGCGGGTCAGTGTCCTGGCTGGGCAGCCGCGTGATGGCGAGGTAGGGCGTGGGCGCAGCGTACGGAACTTGCGCCTCCAGGACCTGCGCTCCGGCGGAGAAGCACAGTGGGCCCCCACCATTGAGCTGGCCGATCAGAGCGTCGTTGATGATCTGCGCAGGAGACCGCCCAGTGTAGCGGCTGTGCGCCATAATGACCTCCATGTTTGTGAACGCGCGCACGCGCACGCTGCCCGAATGGAAGGCGTGCACGTTTGCCCACCATGCCGCGTGGAAGGGGTTCTGGCCGCCTGGAACAGTCAGTGTGTTCATGTCCTGATAGTAGGTGGCCGCCACGATTCCACGCAGGAGGATGCCCGGCCGCTTAGCAAGCTCTTCCATGGTGATGTCAGAGTCATCATGGTGAACTGCTGGAGGGGCTGCATCTTGGCCAGGGGCCGCGGATATGTCCATCGGGGCAGCCGTGGCACCATCTACCGCAGGCAGTGCTGGCTCGGATGCCATGTTGACATCGGCCTGGGGCTCATAAACCCACGCGTCCGGGTACTCAAAAGGCACCGAATCGCCCTGAGGCTCATAAGCGCCAATGTCGTAGTCCCAGCGCTCCCCAAATTTCCAGGCACCGCCTGGGGGAATGCCAACCTCCCGTGATCGCACGTGGTTCATGAAAGCACCATTCACGCCCTTGATGCGGTTGTTGAAGGGAATGGCAACGGGGTCGGGCCTGCCGTCGTCCTGTTCATCGGGGTTGAGGAAGCCGCGCAAGTAGAGCTCCTTGCACTCCTCCCAGCCGATCAAGGGATGCTGGATGTCGCAATCGTGCAGGATCTTAGCGCACCACTTGTGGTGCTTGTCCCAGGCGTCCCGCGGAGCGCCCCAGAATCGGCGCAGGTCGTCGCACATGTTTGAGCAGAGGCCATCAATGGGGCCATAGGCCTTGGTGACATAACGGTAGTTCTTGGCCAAGCGCGCTGGCTCGATGTACGCAAAATAGCGCACACCGGGAATGCGACCGGGCTCGTCATTGACGTTGCAGCCGAGCATGTTCAAGTCGCCCACGGGTTTGAGCGAATAGGGATCGGCCCCTTTCTCTGCTGGCGTGTAACCGATGCCCCACTTGCCCAACATGACACCAACGTTCTCCTGCGTGAAGAATTTAGCGGCGTACTCCGAGACGCACACGCGGTTGTCGTCACCGAAAACGCCAATGGACACCTCGCTCTGGAAAGGCAGGAGCTCCTGGATCAGCCCCTCCTCGAAAGCGACGGCACGCAGCGCAACATACGCACTCCGAAGCGCCACGGCGGTGTACTCGCCGTTGAAGAGCACAGTGGTTCCGCAAATACCTGTCTTGCACCACCCATGGAGGACATACATGCGGTCGCCAATGAGGACACCCATGGAGAAGCAGGCCCAGAACAAAGTCTTGCGCGCTCGCGTGTGCTCAACGTCTGGCTCCCCGAAGCGCGCATACCAGGCGAGGTGGCCCTCGAGGATGACATCCGCGGTCCGCTTGTCCAGGAGCCGCTCGTGCTTCTCGAAGTCCCCGTCAAAGCCACGAGTGCCCATCTCGCGGAATCGCGCCTCAACCCGGTCGAAACTGGGCGAGTACATGTTCAGCCCAACAAGGCTCGGCTCCAAGGCGGGGTTGTGCGTGCGCCCAGCACTCTGCAGCGAGGCGATGCGCATGCCGAAAAACTCGCGGAGGAGGAGCACCAACTCGATCGGGGTTGCGCTAACATTGCGCACCCTGCCGGCTTCCACCTTTGCAGCGGAAAGGAGCTCAGCCTTGCAGGCTATGGTGGACATGAAGACAGGCTGAATGCCAGCACACACACTCTCGCGAGCCGCTGCAAGGCGCGCCACGGCGGCCTTGTCAGAGAGATACCTTGCGCCAGGTTCTCCGGAGAACAAGAACTTCTTGTTGCCGTGACACTCTGGCGACCAGCAATCTGGCGGGCCTGGCGATGTGGACTCAGGCAGGCCACGCATGCCATGAATTCCGGGTTCGTGCACACCATTCACTGCCTCCAACGCAGTGAGGAGCCGGGGCGGGTAGTCGGCTCCACTCACCCCCACTTGGGCCACATAGTCCTTGCGCACCTCATCCAAAACTGCCTGTGGAATGCGAGGCGGGTTGGAGGAAGCCGCGCGGCTCAGCTCCTGGAGCTGTGTGGCACTCGGAGCACCCTTCGCGGCTGCGGGCCGGTAGTCCACGTGCGCCAGTGCTGGGTGGTCGAAAGCTGCAGACGGCACATGCTGCTTGGATGGGCCCGTCGCAGTTATGCGGAAGGGCATGCGCCCAACGCTTGCGAGCTCCGGGGGCAGGGGCAGAGGGTCGCCCGGCGAGTGCCACACAGCAGAACGCTCCGACTGAGGCGTGATGTTCTTCTCAAGCAGGAGCATGATGCCAGCACGATCGCACACGACACCAAGGGACTCGGAGTCGCCGCTGGGGTGGCGGCGCAGGGCCGTATGCTGACCGAGAATGTAAACATTGCCATCCAGACCGAGGCCGAGCACGAGCGAGCCACAGCTGCCCTTCTTTGTTGGTATCTGGCCCTTATAGTGGAGCAAGTCCACGCCCCCGACGCGACCGCCCAAGCCTGTGGGCCAATCGAGCGGTTCGTCTGTCGCGTCGAGCTCATCCAGCGGTGCAAGCAGCTGCTCATAGCCAAGGAGGTACGCGCTCGAGAAGTGTGCGGCCAGGTCGGCAAGCTGGCCCTGCGTGGCGAACCTGCGTGCGTGTGAGGCCATCTGATCCGGCATCTGCTTGGAAGTGAACGTGTACAGGACCTGGTCCACGCGCGCACTCTTCTGCTCATTGAAAATGCTGACCCCAGAGAGCTGGTCGGCGTCGAAATCCACGTGGAGGCGCCTGCCCTTGCCATACTGAACGTGGATGGTGGCAGGCTCTTTCGCCAGGAGCGCCGGCTCCACGAGGTGGTATGGAAACATGATGGTCCTACCACCGACGAAGAAACCATTCATGGTGTACGCATGCTTGCCAACGGTGACGCTCACGCGCGCCATACTGTCCGCCAAGCGCGAGACCGTGGTCGCAGCCTGAGACAGCTGGTGTGTCATCGCAGCCACCAGGGGATCAACCTCAGTCGTCCGGCTCTGCCCATAGTAGCGCAT